ATCCCGCCAGCGTTTTTGAAAGTAAGGGTTATCAACAAAGCATCGAAGAACTAACTTTTCAATATGGAATAGATAAGGCAAGCCGTTTAAAGTTATTAGCCGAGATAATGAATGATAGAAACAAAGACGGGACATTAAAAGATAAAAGAGCGGTTATAGAAGCTAACAAAGAAACAACTAAAATGCTTGGAGAATATGAGCAAGTAATAAAGACGCAAGAATTAGAAAGTCAGCAAGATGAGATTATAGAATAAGGAATAGAACAAAATAATTAGACAGCTAAGTGGCTATAGAAATAATTATATTCTCTCACGCACAAGCAAAAAAGACAAAGAAACTACCAAAATCACATATTACAACATATTCAGCGTAGCTTCAAAGTTGGACAAAGCCGTGTCAAGTGGGGCAATTTAGCTTCATTAACTAACCGATTATCGCAGATTGTGCGACTCAGTATAATAAAGATTATACCGAGCGAGGTGGGGGAGGGGCGGAAACAATAATGGAAAATTTTAGATATATCTACCTCGCAGATTTTTAGCAAAACTGACAATGACAATCAACAAGACAATTAACAAAAAAAAACTACAAGAAAAGATACATTGGATTCCTCATTCTAATCAACAGATAATTCTTGATGGGATGAAACGCTTTACGGTTATTTGTGCAGGAACTCGTTTTGGGAAATCTGCTCTTTGTGCTTATGTGGCACTGAAAGAAATTCTGAAGACTGGAAAGCGTATCTGGGTGGTAGCTCCGACTTATGATTTGACCCGCAAGATTTACACTTATCTTAATATTTGGATTGGTTTGGCCTTTAATGACGATGTAAAGAAGGGATTATTCAGGATGTCGGATAGAATCGGGGCAATGAAGATTTTAAATAAGAAACGCAATTCCTGGATTGAGTTTAAATCAGCGGAAAATCCGACATCTCTTTTAGGAGAAGAACTTGATTTAGTGATTGTTGATGAATGTTCTCGGACAAAAAAGGAAATCTGGGAATCGTATCTTTATTCCAGACTAACTTCAAGAAAAGGAAGTGCTATATTTATCAGCACCCCGTTTGGGAAAAATTGGTTCTTTACGGAATGGATGAAAGCTAAAGACCCCGAAAACCCCGACGGAGCGGCATTCCATTTTACGAGCAGGGATAACCCATATTTTTCGGAGGAGGAATGGGAAAAAGCCAAGAATGTTTTACCCTTACAGGTATTTAAACAGGAACATGAAGCGGTATTTCTTGACGATGCTGCCTCCGTCTTTCGGGGGATACACGAAATCGTATCAGGAAATCTTGAAGATAAGAAATCTGGACATTTCTATTCAATGGGCGTGGACTTGGGAAAACACGAAGACTTTACAGTTCTTTGCATAATTGACCGTTCTACCCACAAATTGATTCATTTTGACCGATTTAAGGAATTGGATTGGGGATTCCAAAAGGCAAGAATCTTTGAAACTGCCAAGAAATATAATCACGCAAGAATTACTATCGACTCTACAGGGATAGGAGACCCGATTACCGATGATTTGCGCAGAATGGGATTGGCGGTTGACGATTATAAATATACCAATAAGTCCAAAACCCAGCTTATTGAGAAACTTTCAATATTTATCGAGCAAAAACGAATATTCTATCCGCCGATTCCAGAACTTTTAGACGAATTGGAATCGTTTGGATATCATTTAACTCCTAGCGGAAATTACAAATACGGCGCCCCCGAAGGGATGCACGATGATTGTGTTAATTCTCTGGCTCTGGCGGTCTGGCCATTACCCGACCATCCAGTCCAGCCAGGAGAATCAAAACCAATAATTTTAAATAATGAACTTTAGTCGGAAAATAAATGCCTAGATTGGCTTATATACCATCAGCGGAAGAAGCTGAAGCCCTTGGGGTGACAAGGACAGAGCTTGCTAATTGGAAATACGGAACCATCGATATTACCGATGATGTTTCTTATACAATGCGGAATGAAATAAAATCGGCTCGCAAGAATTTTTATGGCAAATTCATAAAAGAAACCGATACTGCCACTAATTTGGATAAAATCTTTGTTCCCTTAACTGAATGGTCGGTGGAAACAATGGTAAAGAATGTTGACCTTGATACCAGACACATTCAAATAAAAGCCCCAAACGCCAGTAGCGTTGGGATTGCTTCTGTATTTCGGATGATACTTCAGAACTTTATGAAGAAAATAAAGTTCGGAGAATTACTTAACGATATTCAAAGAAGAACGATTATTGATGGAACTTGTGTAGTAAAGGTTACCAACAAATATTCCAGAGAACATAAAAGAAAAATGGTCAATGTTTCAATTGTTGACCTTTTAAATTTCTTTATTGACCCAGCGGCAAGGTCAATTCAGGAGTCGTCTGCAGTGATTGAGATGAATTTGATAACAAAAGAAGAACTTAATCGCTATAGAGGCAAATGGGACAATCTGGAATATGTCCAACCGATTTCCACTGGCTATTTGGGAACCGAAGCAGCGGCCTCTGGATTTACCAAACAGGAGGTTCCTCTTATAGATATTTATGAAAGATGGGGGCTGATTGATAAAAGCTGGGCGACCAAAAGAGAAGAAGACAAGGGCAAGTGGGTGGAAGGACTAATTATTGCTTCGGGAATCAATAGCGCTCCAGTAATTCATAAAATTATGCTTAATGATAAGGGGGTCAGACCCTATGAGGAATGTTGGATGAAAAGAACTCCCTCAAGATGGCATGGCAGAGGAATTCCAGAAATTCTTAAGGGATTACAGCTTTATCTTAATTCAATTGTTAATATCCGCAGAAACAATGCTTTATTGCTTCAAAATGGCATCTTTAAGGTAAGAAAAGGGGCGGGGATAACCCAGCAGTCGCTTACATCATTAAAAGCTGGTGGAGCGATTCCTGTGGACAATATGGACGATATTGAAGAATTGCGAACTGGCGATATAAAGGCATCTTCTTATCGGGACGAAATGGCGATTTATGTGATGGCTGAAAGAGTTACAGGAACTAAAGAATTGCCTTCAAATACTTCTATGGAACCCACGACAGCAGTTATTCAGGAAAGAGATGTCAGAAGTTCGGCAAATATGGTTCAAGAAAATCTGGGATTATTTCTACAAAGACTTTTCAAACGACATATTATTCCCTTGCTTATTGATTCTTTAGAAGACAGAGAAATCATAAGAATTACTGGAAACCCAGAAGATATTGAGGAGTTTGACAATAATATCATTGATTACTTTCTTGGATTGGCAATTCTTGATTATTACAAAAAATACGGAATCTATCCCAAAGACCAAGAAATTGAAGCCGAAAGAGAAAAGGCTAAAAAGAAATTAAGCAAAATGGGTGTTGATAGATTTCTGGAAATCTGGAAAGAAAACTTTGATGTTGACTTTGATATTGATATTGATATTACGGCTGAAGAATTTGATAAAGCAGTTATGGCCAAACAACTCAATGATTTATTATTCGCTTATTCAAAACTTCCAGGCACAAATCTTGATGTCAATGCTGTAATGCGGGCAGTATTAGACCTTTTGGGATTGCCTGGAAATCAATTAATTAATAAAAATCAACCTGCTCAGGTATTACAAGGACAGGAATTAGCCACGCCAGGAAAGGAAATTCCTACTCCACAAGGATTACAAGAACAGGTAATGCCATTAGGCGGAGGATGATATGCCAGCATCATTTGAAAAATGTGTAAAAGAAGGCGGAAGAGTCAGAACAAAAACTCTTCCCAATGGGAAGTACATTCGTATTTGTTTTAAGAATGGAAAATCTTATGCAGGAGAAGTTTTAAAAAAGAAATGAGAGCAAAACAAACAATTTTAGTATCAAAAAAGATAGCAAAATCAATAATAGAAGCTACAAAAATAGCAAGACGATATGCTGATAGAATTTATACCTCAAGGGAAACTGAGAATTTTTATCGTTTTAGACAAAGGCCACCAGAAGACTTTATAGAAGGAAGTTATAAAACAAATAAAGTTGGAAATGGAATTTATATTATTTATGGAGAGTTAAAAAAGAAATGAAACGACAAAATCTTGATTTAAATTTAGAAGAATTTGTTGATTCTCCTTATTGGTTGCCACTTAAAAGATTTATTGCCAAGGAGATAAATTCTTATAGACAGAAATATGAAAATCTGAAAATTGATGAAAAACACGCATTGGTATATGTGGCAAAAATTCAGGCACTTAAAGATTTTGTAAAAAAGATTGATGGAACAAAAGATATTTCTCAACCTTTAATCGATGAATATAAATAGCGTAAAGGTCGAATTACCGTAATCTAGCGGAAATACAATGGACGAAAACAATCCTTCTGCCATCCCTGGAGGCGATGACGTCGATTCTTCAGAAGGCGAAAATGTTTCTGCCCCCGATGTTCTTTCTGAAATTAATAAAGCGAGTGGCAGGAATTATGCTTCTGTTGATGAGGCTTTAAAGGGAATAAGAAACACTTATTCTTCTGTGGGTGAGAAAAAAGCAGCACCAAATCTCAA